TATATGGCGGCGGATATGGTGGACATTTTTACGTAAGTAAAGATGGTAAATGCTATCAAGCCGCGGAAGTAACTGATAAACTTTGGCATGTAGGTGCTTCTTCAGGATTCTCTTATATTCATTCTTATGCAAGAAATAATAATACAATAGGAGTTGAATGCGGAACTTACACAGCTTCTGGAAGAAATAATGATAATGAGACATGGTATTTTACAGAAGCCACTCAAGTAACTGCCGCAAAATTAGCAGCAGCTGTACTTACTGTTTATAATTTACCTATGGATCATTTATTAAGACATGGGGATATTACAACTAAAAATTGTCCATCTCCATTAAAAAGAGACCAGGGTAAAGGTAGCAACTGGACTTGGGATAAATTTAAATCAGAAGTTTCTAAATATATGGCTCAATTAGGAAATGAATCCGCTCCAACTGTTACTATTCTAAAATTAGGAAGTAATGGAAAATAGGTTAAAGAATTACAAGAAAAATTATTACTTTTAGGATTTGTAGATTGTGCTTATTACAATAAAAATAGAAATTTCGCAGATGGTGATTTTGGATAGAATACTTTAAAATCATTAAAATATTTCCAACAAGCAAAAGGATTATAGGTTGATGGTATTTATGGACCAAAAACCGCAGAAGCATTAGATAAAGCTGTTAAAGAAGCAAAAGCTTCAAAATTTGATGTTACAGTAGATGAATTTTTAAATAATGCAAAAATTATTGCAAAAGAAAATAAAGAAAAAGGTTTTAAATATGGTAATGCTTGTTGCTTACCTTCAGTTTATCCTTTTGAAAAAATAACATCTTGTGATAGATTTGTCGATCAAGTTTTATATAAAAGTGGATTAAAAACCATCGGCAACCGCGGTTTTACTGATTTATAGGATTGTTTAATTAATCTTAAAGCTCAAAAAATTTATCGAGAATCTTAGTTACAAAAAGGGGATATTGTATATACAATTGGACATGTATTTATTCTTGGAAATAAGATTTCTAATACTACTTACTAGAGATATGATGCGGGTTCTGTTGAAAGAATTCAATTAACTGGGCCTTATACTAACTATAAATCTCAACCATTTATTGAAGAAATTGATCTTTTCACTTTTGCTTATAGATTACCTTTTAAACCAAAAGAAGAAAAGAAAAAAGAGACTTCAACATTTTTAAAACTTGGCGATAATGGTACATCAGTTAAACAAATGCAAGAAAAATTAATTAAACTTGGATATTTTGTAGGCACAGCTGGTGCGGATGGTGATTTTGGTCAAAACACATTAAAAGCGTTAAAATATTTTCAATCTAATCATGGGTTAACCGCAGATGGATATTATGGTCCACTTGCTAAACAAAAATTAGAAAGTATCTATAATAAAATTAAAAATTATGATACACCTGTTAAACATGATAATTTAATTAAAGAAAAAATTTTTACAACAACAGATAATTTAAATCTACGTAAAGGCTCTTCAATAGCACATGAAATTATACTTTAGATTCCAAAAGGAGCAAAAGTAAAATGGTATGGCTATTATACTGGATCTTGGTATTATGTTGTTTATAATGGAAATATTGGATATGCATCTTCTTATTATTTAAAATAATAATAAAACCTTTTAAGAGGGAAATTGCTTTGCAATTTCCCTCTTTTATTTTTTGAAAAATAAAAATATTTATATTATAATATATATATTCATATAGGAGGTTTGTATGTTATATATTTATATAGATGGGTCCTGCCGTGGCAATGGATCTAAAAATTCTAAAGGCGGTTTTGGAATAGTAATATTTGATGATAACCGTAATTTAATTGACGCTTATCAAGAACAGTTTGATAATGTGACAAATAATCAAATGGAATTAAAGGCATTTCTAAAGACATTTGAATTATTAAATACAAAATATAAAAATCAACAAGCAACTATTTATTCTGATTCTGCATATTGTGTTAATATCCTTTCTTCTTGGATTCATAAATGGAGTAAAAACAATTGGAAAAATAGTAAAAATGAAACAATTAAAAATTTAGATATTATTTCATCTTTATATGAATATTATAATATAAATTTTTTTATTAATCAAATTTATATAGTTAAAGTTGATGGTCATAAAGGTGATATAGGTAATGAATTAGCTGATGCTCTTGCACAATTTAATAAAGAAAAATTTAGTAATATTATATTACAAAATCATATAAACATTAGTCTTTTGTAAAAAAGTTGTTAAATTTAAAAAAATATTATATAATATAATTATAAAATAAAAAGAGGCAAAATATATGAAATATATATTAAAAAATGGCTAGTAGATAGAGTCCATTGATATTGGAAAGGCTAATATCAAAATAGGGCAAAGAAATAATCGACTTACTATTTGTGATAGAGCGCCTAATACAAAATCAAAAAAAGCACGTATAATTTGTTTATGTGATTGTGGACAATACACAGTTATAAATCATCAAGATTTTAAAAATGGACAAGTTAAAAGTTGTGGATGCTATGCAAAAGAAATACATGCTGAAATAGGAAGAAAAACTGCTATAGATTTCACTCAATCATAGTACAATAATAATCCATTTTATGAATATATTGAACCTACAGATGTTAGATTTAATTGGAGTAAACAAGTAGTATGGAAGGTTAAATGTAGAAAATGTAATAAAGAATATTTAGCAATTCCTAAAGAATTAATTTCTATAAATAATAATAAGCGTATGAATCCTTGTAATTGTTGGAAAACTTATAGTATTGGAGTTCAACGTATTATTGCAATATTAGAAAAAAATAATATTTCTTATGAATTAGAAAAAAAATTTGATACATGTATTTCACCAAAAGGAAATTGTTTACCTTTTGATTTCTATCTTCCTGATTATAAGATTTTAATAGAATATGATGGACAACAACATTTTAATATAGCATTTGGTCAAAATGAAAATAAATTGATTCAACAAAAAAAATATGATAAAATAAAAAATGAATGGTGTAAAAATAATAATATTCATTTAATTAGGATACCTTATTATCAAAAAGAAATTACAATTTAGAATTTAATAGGAGAAAAAATTAATGGGTAAATTATATACAGAAGACTCGATAGAAAGCTTATCTCCTCTCGAATTTACACGACTTAGACCTGGTGTATATTGTGGAGACACTAATTACTCTACTCAATTATTAATTGAAATATTTTCAAATGCAGTAGATGAATACCGTAATGGATTTGGAAATAGAATTGATGTAACTATTCTCCCTGACATGATTTCGGTTAGAGATTATGGGCAAGGATTTATTCCAAATTCATATCGGGACGATGGAAAAACAATTCTTGAAGCGGCATTTAGTGTTTTAAATACATCTGGAAAATATCGAGATGATGGAACCTATGAAGGAACTTCTTTAGGTTCTTTTGGTATCGGTTCAAAAATTACGACTTTCCTTTCTCATTGGTTAAGAGTTAAAACTATGAGAGATTCAGAGTGGGAAGAAATATATTTTAAAGAGGGCGTATTTCAATACCGAACAAGCGGTGCTGGAGGAGTTACTGGAACTCTTGTTGAATGGCAACCTTCAGAAGAATTTTTTACTCATCCAGAAGTAGAAATTAAAAAGGTCGTAGATTTATTTAAAACTATTACATGTCTTTGCCCTGGTCTAACAATTAATCTATATGACCATGGAAAACATACTGTTTTTGTTTCTGATAATGGAATTAATGATTTAATTGATGAAGCTGTAAAAGACACAGAGCTTATTAATAATCGTTTTTCAATGAACTTTTCAGAAGGCAAAAATAAATTTGATATGGTTCTTACTTATGCAGGCAATTATTCTTTAACAATGGTCCCATATGTAAACACTGGACTTACAGAATCTGGACCTCATATTACTCAAATCAAAACCGTTATCACAAGAGAATTTAATAAATTCTTTAAAGAAAAAAAATGGTTAAAAGATAAAGATTCTAACTTAACTGGTGATGATATTCAAGAGGGTATGTATGTAATATTTAATCTTACTGCTCCCAATGTTGGTTATGACGCTCAAGTCAAGAGTAGAATCACAAAGATTGACATGAGTCCTTTTACTTCTGCATTAAGTACAAATTTAAATATTTGGCTTAATAATAATGAAAAAGAAATAAAAATTATTTTTGAAAAAGCAACAGCCGCCCGTAAGGCAAGAGACGCCGCAAAGAAAGCAAGAGATAAAGCAAGAGAGCAAAATAAAAAGAAACAGAAAGCTCTTAAATTCGATAGTAAACTTGCAGATTGTAATTCAAAAGATAGAAGTAAATGTGAAATTTATATTACTGAGGGAGATAGTGCATCTGGTAATTTAAAGCTTGC